CTGCAGCAAAGTATTCGCCACCTTTATTGGTTTCCCAACGACCAGCAGATTTGTTGTCGGCTTGTAATTTTACTTCAGGAAATATTTTTTTGTATTCTTCTTGATCCATCAAATTACGGACTTTACGACCAAATCGTACTGCCAGTTCACCTGTATGCGTAGTCTGCATAATTTTCATTTTGGGTTTGAGTCCCATAATGTATGAGGGGAAGAAAGTAGAGGCAAACTCACTCTTAGTATGTCGAGGTGGCATATTGACTATCAGTCGTTTGCATTTGCCTTCTGCGACTTCTTGGAGTTTTTCTGCGAAAATTTTATGGTGTCTACCGCATATAAATTCAGGCCATATTTCATTAACGTAGTTAAAAAAACTACTTTGGCATTTTTCTTGTATTTGGTAGTTATCTAGTTTTTCTTTCAACATCAGAGCTTCTTTTAGCTCTGCTTCGGTAAGACTTGATAGGTTCATTTATTTAAATCATCTAACAAATCATCTAATTTTGTTCTCTTGAGTTTTTTGCGCAACTGTAAATTTTCTACTTTTTGAGGATTCTTTTTCAAATATTCTTTAATTTGATTTTTTAATGCAGGTGAAAACGGAATCGTACCTGGGTAATTTAGAATACTTTGCATCAACTCATCTTCGCTTGAATAACTACCAGTATATTTGAGTGCATCAGGTTCTTGGTCTGGTGTTGCTGCTATTCTTTTAGCTTTTTCTGCAGCTCGTTTGTTACTTTCTTTTGTACCCATTAGGGATTTTTCATAATCATCGTGAATCTTTTTATCTTCTTTTGATATAGATTTTCTAAGACCTTCTGCTCTTGACTTTTTTGCATTATAAGTTTTTAAATCTATATCGTCGCCAAATCGCATGTATGAGTTGTAACTACTCATAGCCTGATAATCAAGCGAATCAGCTTCACTTAGTATTTTCTTTACTCTCTTGAATATTGCTAAAGGTGATACTGCCATCATCGCAACATCTGTCGCGTCTTGAGGTAATAATATACTTGCGATTCCACCGCCTACGGTTTTGAGTGTGGGTAAAACTCTTTGAAAACTGCTTGGATCAAAGTCGTAATACTTCTCTGACTCCATAACGATTGTAACTGGATCAACTTTGGGTAAATCAGCCATTACATCATCTGCGATAATTCTGCATCAATCGGGTTTTGTTGCTGTCCTTGCTCTACTATCGCTTGCATCACCATTGCAATATCTTGATCGCTGAGTCCCATTTCTTTGAGTGCAGCAATAATCTCTTCTTCGGATGCGCCTGATTGCATCATTTGCATCACCATATCCATAATCTGCTGTACCGCAGCCATTTCTTGTTGACTAGGTTGCATTTGAGGTGCTTCCATATCCATTGTTCCACGTGAAACATCTGCAAGTGCCATATCTATTTCACCGCCTTCGGATTTTTTGATAACGCCTCTACCTATAAGAATATCTTTTTGCGTCACTTTGCCATCTCCTGATAGGTCTGGAAAGGATGCTTCACCGCCATTTTTCATAATTTGTCTATCCATATCTGACATTGTTCCACCTGTTTCGATTAATAATTCTTTTAACAAGTTTTGTCTATTTGCCATCCCTGGTTTAGGTTTCGCTAATTCTTCAGAACCTTTTGATTTTGATAAACTTGGAAATGTAATCATACCTGGGAACATTTTATCAAATGGATCTGTTTCTCTTTCTAATTCTTCAATCATCAAATCTATTTGTAACATTCTTTCTTTGAATTTTTGACTGTCGAGTATACCCATAGCATCAAGATTGCCTAGCCTGACTTTTTCTGCTTGTAACTCTTGTATTCTGGATTCATTCATATTCTTCCTCTCATAACTAGATTTGGAACACCCATAAATGGTGCGATCCCTTGATTATTTGCTGCCACCGTTTCTATTGGTTTTGGTACATTAAACCCTGAAACCAATTCATATTCAACATTCGGAGGTGCAACTCTTTCTGGAATGGTATCGAATGGGGCGTTGGCAGGTGACATCACACCGCCAAATCCTATTCTTGATTGTAAGTCTGCTAACGCCCTTGCTGTTTGTTCGCGCGTTAGTTTGGGTCTAGGCACACCAAATTTTTCAAAATATTCTCTGTCACGCATCGCATCAAACGCAGCTTGCCTGGCTTCTCTGTCTATATCGTATTGACCAGATTCTGTATATGCGTCCCTGCCAGATTCAAAAGAAGAACCTGCACCGCCATACAATACTTTCATCGCTTGGGCTTTGTCTCTTGCCGTTGCTGCAGTATCGGCTGCGTTTGCGGCTGCTCTCGCCTCTGCTTTGGCGTTTCTGACTAGATTTGCGAGTGCAGTCTTGGTATTCGTATCGCCAGACGCTGCTCTTGCGTTTATTATATTGAGTAAATCGCCTACGGTTACTTGTTCTTTAGGTGCGCTAGGAGGAGTAAAAACTGCATCCCCACCTGCGCCGACTTGAAAATCCTCTACGTTAAAACCTTTACCGCCAAACATCGTATCTTCAGGCGAGATTGTTGGGGTGGGTTTACTGTCAAGAATACCTCTTATTATTTTTGATCCAAAAAACGCAGGTAAACCGAGTGCGCCTGTATTTGCAACTTTCTCTATCGCTGGTAATACTACTGAACCTGCTGCTCTGACGAGACTTGGTAATCCACCTGTACCGCCACCTGTACCACCAACGGATACTGGCATACTGCCAGATATGGCTATAGGTGAATCAAGTCCCATACTTCTGCTGATCATACTGTCAGTAGGATTGGAAATTCTATTTGGAATTTCTGGGTCGAAAGGAGTCACCCTTACTGGTTGCTCGCGTATTGGTGTGGGGGTCGGTAAGGGTGAAAAAACTGGAGAAATTTCTGGGGCGATAGGAGTCCCTACCGTTTCTATTCCAGAAATGGGTGGCTGTATAGACCCTATCGAAGCAATCGTATCGTTTATATCTGGAGAAGTGGGAGTCCCAGATACGGTATCTAGGGGGACATCGAAATACGATAGAATCTCATCTTGTCTAGGATCTGATACAGCTTGATCGTCTAAATAACTTAAATTATCTATAGCTTCTTGCGAAATGTCTATAGGGCTTCTAACGGCAGAACTTGGTCTTGGAAGTCCAAGAAAACTGTAATCTGTATCAAATAAACCGTTTGCCATATATATTCCTTAAAAGAGTTACAGGCGAGGAAAAAAGTTAAACAAATTGGAGAAAGTGAACAAAACTAAAAATCCTCACCTGCAACTTACTGAAAAGTATAAAGACAATATGTGAAACCTACAAGAAAAAAGTGGTTTGTTGAGATATGTTTGATTGAATATGTGTTTTATTGTCAAGTCACACGCCTGTAAGTACCTAACCCGATTTGGGGGGGTCGCCCATCTCCGACTGTTCCGACTTTCCGATTTCCCTGGTCGAATAGAGTCCCTTTATCGCGGCTGCTGACTCTAAAATAATTAGTTAAGTAGTTATTTATTTGTGGACAATCTGTCTCCTTTAATAGTAAAATAGAATCTCATTCAAAAAATATTCTGCCTTATAGGAGGGGCAAAGATATGAAAGATATAGATTATATTAATCAAGTGAAAGCAATAACGAAATGTTGCGATAGAGTGTATAAAGATTCGCCAAAATTTGGTTTGCCTTGGCTGACAAAAAAATACATCTATCGAACTATTAGAATGTCTCTGGAATTTGCCCATGATTCTTTAGTAAGAGATGGAGGTGAAGGTATCGACTTTGCAGAACTTGCAAAAGCTGATAACGCAACTTTTTACCATGATGTATGGGGTTGTGATAAGCATGTAAGCAGAGAGTATCCTAATGACCTGGAGGGCGGTTTCCTTCCCAGAATTTGCAGTAGGGTAAAATTCACTGTTAGAAAATATAATAGTTGAACATATCGAGCGCATCCCCCTGGGGTGCGCTCTATTATGTTTAATAAATGGAGAAGTAAATGAGTGAAGAAATTGATAAAGAAAATGAAACCAAAGAATACAAAGTGCGTTTGTCTGGTTATGTTGATGCAGAAGTATATATACAGGCGCAGAGTGCTGATGATGCAGAAAGCAAAGCCGAGCATTTATCGGTATCGGATATTGTGCATGATGGGGGTGAAATAGAATTCATAAATGTGATACAGGTTGATGATGCGGAGGAAACTTGAGATAAGTATTCAAGGTTGGCGGTTATCCTTGGCCTCCTATATTAAACTGAAAAACCGCCTTTTTATTAAAAAACGGCTCATTTTTTGAGCCGTTTTGTTACATTTTAGGAGTCTAGCCCTTGCCAATTCAATTCTTTGTTACTCTCAGGCTCGTTTTTTTATCGATATTTAGACTATTCTATATATATCATCTATTTCTCCAGGGGCGCAAGCCAAATTTTTTCCTGATCTTAATAATAAAACCCGACCCGACAACCCGACAGATCTATATATCTATCAATCATCATATATAAAAGCGTAATTAAATGCGCAATAGATCCAAAAAATAAGACCCGACCCGACAAAAAAAACCCCCATAATTGGGGGTTTTAATTTCGGGGTGGTGGTTTAGATTAAGCAAATTCTAAATAATCTTGAATTTGGTATTCATCCATATAAGAACAAAAGAATGATTCACATTTAATTTCAAATAATTTGTAATCAGTATATCCGCCCCTTACATCAGCACCATTATGAATAGATAAAGCGATTACATCACAATTATATATATCACCCACGCTTATAACTTGTAATACCTGACTTAGGCTAGAATCACGATTGTATGTATTAGTGTGATGAACTAGGTTCATATCATCATTCGCGTAATTTTTAACCATATATTCTTCTATTGTATCCCTACTTGATATGCGCCTACCCTCAGAATTTTCCCAATATTCATATGGGTCTTTACTTATCCATTCAATTAAATCGTTGGTTTCATCCTCCAAATATTCCAAAGTATTAACTAAATGATGAAATACTGATATTTCAGCGTAAGGATATTCAGTATCTTTATCTAGAATTGTTATATGTGGTTCATTCTTGAAGTCATCAATAGACTTTAATTGATTGCGTTGCCAGTGGCGGTTACTACCGCCACCGCTATCAAGCATGTGTGTACCAGTAGATTCCGTCAGCATATCGTATATGATTTTTTCAATATCCATTATTTCACTCCCTATATTAAATTTTCGTTAGCGTAGTCACAAAGACTATCAACAATATCTCTCTCCCTTGGTTTAATATTTGCTTGTCCATCAATTCTATCTGCAATCTATTTTTATGGGCAATTTCCATATATTTTTAAGCCTGTATGCTTCTAATACAGCGTCTTCATTAGTAGCATGACAACTAAATAAAATGCCATCTTTTTCTATAGTCCAACCCGATAAACTAGTAAATCCTCTTGAATCTAGATTATTGTTTACTCTTTTTACTAATATTTTACTCATCTCACTTTCTCCCTTAGTTAAAATTAATCTTAATGAAGCGCACCATTTCTGATGCGCTTGATAAGATTAACTGTTGATATTTAAAGTCGCCCAATTTCCACATGATATTGATTTATTGCCATAAAAAATGGGCAAAGATTCTGAAAACTCTAGAAATTTACCTTTTTGATTGCTTGCAAATAACGCTGAAAGCAAATTTTTTTCTTCACAATAAGAGTATGAAACCGCCCATAATGGTGAAACATTCATAAAAGTGTTGGAATCAAGATTGATTAAATTGGTAACAGTAATTTTCATTTGTATTTCCTATATTGATTAATTGAACTTTTATTATATAACGAAAGTAAACAAATTGTCCACCAGGATTTTATCTCTATATAACCCAATTTTTTTGGATCTAAAATTTTATAAGCCACTTTTTTTATATATAAATCTATCTATCAGTCTATATCTATCTGTCGGTCTTGTCGGGGTTTTAAATATTAACCCGACACCCGACTAAACCCGACACCCGACAATATCTCAATATCATCATCTATCTGTATATATCTATCTATCATCTATATCCATATATAAGAGATAACCCGACACCCGACACTTAAATATGAACCCGACACCCGACATTTTCGTTTCTGTAGATGTAGAGCCAGACGAGGTGAGATAAATGCTATTTTTTTTATAAAACTCTACTGTATAGAATAAATAATTAACTAATATGTGTACTTTTTGTTCCCAAATAATGTATAATAAAACCTCAATATAAGGAGAGCGCGTAATGCAAATATTAGAACAAGAAAGAAAATTAATGGATAAATACAATTTAGGTTGGATTTATTCTGGTGGTGGTTGTCTGCATTTCTCACACAATCTCAAACTGACAGATGAAACCTTATGGCTGATAAATGATTTAGAAAATCATAACGGAGAATTAGAGCCAAGTTTTAGTTTCCCGACAGATGAAAACCAATTATGTATTTTTGGTTTATATTATGCGGATGTAATTGGAGATGATTTGAAAAAACGAATATATCAAACAATCCAAGATAATTTATCAATCATACATGAGCATAAAGAAATTGTATGGTGCTTTTATGATGATCACGATTTTGATGGAATGGTATGGGAGGGATTCTACTTTTACGATACTCTCAAGAATGGAGTACCAAAAATGTTTGCTCTCACTAACGAGATTGATAAATTGAAGGAGAGCCAATAATGAATAAACCAGAAGAGAAATTCACACAATCAACAATCGTCTATTTTGACAGATACGAGTTTGATCTTGAAGGTTATGGTTATCGTATTAATGGTGAGTTTGTTGAAATACATCAAAGCGAGTTACCAAGGTTAAAAGAAAAATTAGGTGAAGATGTATTCAATAGTGCCATGCAAGTTGGTAAAAACTATGGGTACGACACTATCATTTTTACTGAAGATGACTTTAAAGAAAATGACAATCCTTGGAATCTGTCTTATAAAAAGTTTTGCAAGGAGAGCCAATAATGAGTAATTACAGTATCAATTTAAATGTTATTGATTTTGAATCATTTTGTGACTTACATAATTTAGATAAATCGTATGTCGGAACGAAAAAATATATGGGTATTGCGTATTTTTGGGGACACGAATACAAACATTATTTGCGTGATGCAACAATATCAAAGAGAAGAAAAATTCATCATTTAGGGTTAAAAGAAAATGTTGACTTCATCAATCCCAATAAAAAAGCGTGGGATTTAATATTCAAAGTATTAGGTAAGGAGAGTGCGTAATGAGAAAACACATTGAATTTGAAGATGTGTGTGATTGGTTTGATACATTTGACTCTGATTCTGAGTGTGGAATATTAACCGACATTCTAAACAATGAAATAAAAACAGAAGTTTTTGTTGACTCTATTTTATTACACAAGGTTGGTAACATTGATTTAGCCAACACTACCAGAAAAAATATGTATAGGAGAAAAATTATATTGAGTGAATTAGATTATCAGAAAAAACTCACTTGGGAAGATTATTACAGATACTTAGATATTCCTGATGAATGGGAAAATGTATCTTATGGAAATGATGAATTACCAAGTTTCTCTCACAATGGCTATCAGATATGGATTAATCACCCGACAAAAGAAGGTAGGCAACAAGCATATCTTAGTATTGGTCATAAAGATTTATCTGAATTTGAAGATTGGCGATTTTCAGCAACATACGAAAGAGATTATGGAAACGGCATTGAGTTTTCATTTCAAACCATGTACTTCAATGAGGTGGTTGATTTCGTCAACAAACCTACATTATACGGATTAGTTGGAATATTAGAGGAACATACCAATCATAAACTTAATTTATTCAAATGGAGAGATGAAGAAGTTATCAAATTCATCAAAGATTTACTCAATGGTAAA